AATAACATCTTGGAACGCAGTGCATGATGTCATTAAGAAAGAATTATTAAAAGAAAATATTTTAATTATTCCCAATGTTAATGGACATTCAAAAGAAGGCAATCTTACAATTATAAAAGTAAATGCAAAAATTGTTGATTGTGATACCAACGATTCAATAACTGTTGGTGACTATGTAGGGTATGGAGTTGACCAATCTGATAAAGGTTGCGGAAAAGCAACAACATACGCATACAAATATTTATTAATGAAATTATTTATGCTTGAAGTTGGCGAAGATGAAGATAGTGAATTTTCAAATCCGCCTGTCATAAATAACAAACAACTAGGAAAGACAGAGGACGATATATAATGTTTTATTTTAATCTATTCAAACAAGATGATGCCACAGGTAATCAACCATTATATAAAAACAATAAAATAGTGGTTGAAGAAGATATTTTGCTTAAGGCAGGTCAAGTTTATAGTGGCGCATTATGGAAGAAAACAGAAACAAATGACGGTAAACCTGTAAATATGGTTTCACTTAAAATAGAAGAAAATAATTTTGATGTTTCTAATATTACAGAGGAAAAAAAAGAACTACCAAATGACGACATCTTCTAAGAAAAGAAAGATCATTAAAGATAAAAAATTTATGCAATGGGTGGTTAATAACTGCCCTTGCTATGTTTGTAATTTAGAAGGCAATCTAAATTTTCATCAAATACAATTTCACCACTTACAAGGTATGCACAGAATTGGTGCAATGATTCGTGATGACAGCACAGGTATACCAATATGCTACGGACATCATCAAGAACTTACATTTAAATTTGGCGAAAGAAAGTTTTGGGAACAAATTGGCATTGACCCTATACATTACGCAAACGAATTATATAATGAATATCAACAGGAGCATACAAATGACACAAAGAAAACTGATACTACAACATCTTAAAAAACACAAAAAAATAACACCTTTAGATGCATTAAGTCTTTATGGTTGTTTCAGATTATCAGCAAGAATTTTAGAACTTAGAGAAAAAGGTTATAAAATTAAAACTGACCATGTTAATAGAAATGGTAAAACTTTTGCCGAATATAAATTAAATTCATCAAGAAGAAATTAGTATGCTTGATCAATCAGTATTCAAAAAATTTGATTTATTGCCAATGTCGTATAGCAAATTAAATTCTTTTTCAAACTTTCCATGTCAATTTATAATTAATAAAATTTATAAACAAGATACAGGAATTAATCCTGCAATGCGTGTAGGTCACCTTGTAGAAGAAATGTTGCATGAAAAACTATTAGGCAAAGAGCCAGATCAGGCACTTTATCAAAATAAACTTGAAGACGAGTTGTTTGATTATCACGATCAAGAAAATTTAAATAAATATATTAATTATATCCCACAATTCTATAAACAATGTTTACCTTTATTTCAAAAATTAGGTAATTATAAATTACATAGTTACCAAGAAGAAATAAAAACCAATATTCTTGGAATTGATTTTATTGGATATACGGATTTTATTTTTGATCTTGATGATTGTTTATTTATTTACGATCTTAAAACAAAAGCAAGAATGGCAATCAATCATTCTGAATATTTGCAACAATGGGTTTATAGAAAGGCATTACAAGAAAAATATAAAAAACCTGTACATTGCCATTTATATATTGTTACACCAAAAAAATACCATATTGAAGATATTGAATTTGATGACGATATAGAGATTGAAATACATAATAAATTAAAGGGAATGACATCACTGTTGCAAAAATGCAACACACCAGAAGATATTGCTCTTTTATATCAACCTAACCTTGATAGTTGGGAATGGAATGTGCAGACAATTCCTGCAAGAAAACAAATATGGGGAATTTAGTATTTTAACAGGTCTAGAGTAGATTTTATAGTATTAGTGGGTTCTCTACCAAAATTCTACTTTTAATATACTCTATGCCTTTAAAAACGGGTTTTTGAGGTATTTTTTTTACATAGGTACAAGCAGATTTTAAAACTGTATGACCACTTCCTAATTCTTTGCTAGATTTCATTGTAGATATGTAATATGCAACGCTATCTTCTTTTTCTAAAAAACCAACTGCCCAACAAGGCTCTATTTCACAATCTTTTTCAAATTCTTCATAAGTTTGCCATAAATTTGTCAAAGACGAATGATCTAAAAACTCTAAATAAATGATTGTTAATTTTGTTTTTTTCATTATTTTTAAAATTAATTAACAAGTGTATATCTTCGCAAAAAACCAAGAGGGTATTAAAATATCCTCTTGGCTCTAATTCTTAACTTTGGCATTTTTCTTTTAAATCTACCGAAAGAAAGTTTGCGAAATGTTCTACCCTTACTCCCAATTATTTTTGGTTTCAATAAAACTGAAAGTGAAGAAGTAGTGGTTATCACCTAATGCAATACCCAATGATGTAATGCTACAACTAATACCATTACCATTACTATTTTTACCCATGATTTAAGTTTCATAAAATCCTCAAACCAATCTTTAAGCATATCTATCATTTACTTAGTCCTTTCTGTTTCTCGTAGGTACGAAGAGTTGCCATACCTAAGAGTGACATAACGAGCGGCATTAAAACACCCATGTCAAGACTTGGCAAGGGCATTGTTTCAATTTTAAATACTGCAAGAAAAAATACTATGAATTGCTTTAATACAAATTCCCAAAAAATCGCTAAGGCACAACTAAATCCTATGAGGGGCCTCCAAATCCGCTGTAATAAACCACCAAGACCTGTTGCAGTAGATTTTGCATCTGCTAAATTTATATCTGTTTGTGCTTTATTTAATGCGTTATCTAATTCTTTGAGTTTTATTTTTGCTTGTGCTTTTTCTTCTTCTGATGTGTGTAATTCATCAACGATTTTTCCTACACTATCTACTAGTCCACCACCTAATAATTTACTAAGCATTTATCTCACCCATTTTATCTGACAAATTTTTTGCTCTTGCAGGAACTTGCCTTGCCCATTTACTATCTAGCATTTCTAATTTTGCTTGTGCAAAATTATTTTCTTTGAGTGCAGCTTGAAATTTTTTAAAACCAGATAATCGTGGATACCCTAATTGAAAGCTCATCTCAACAACGATTTCAAATGCTTCTTCTGGTATTGAATTTTCATCAATGAATTTTTTTGCATCTATTACAGCAACAGCAATATCTCCATTTAATAATTCCATTACCTCGTTCATAGTAAGTTCTTTTTCTAATAAATATTCTTCTTGTGGTAATCTTATTAAATGACCAACACCGGTGGTCATGGCAGAGGCACCTAGGATTGGGTCTTCGTATGCTTTGTATCTAATTCCTTCGTGAGCAATAACTGATTCTCTTAATCTACTAATGTCCATATTTTTTTATCAACCTTTCAAGATACCATTTTGCCTTGAGCAAATCTTCAAGTCCATTCTTTTCTTTATACCTACAAATATATTTTATGCAATTACCCTCAAAATAATCCATTTCATATTCTTCAATAAAATCAGCAACTTCAATATTTCTTTTATAATATTTGGGATTGATCTTGTCATTTTTACTCATAAATAAACATTTCTATCCCAACTACCATTTTTTTTTAAAACCATAGGTGTAATAAATGGTATTCCGTCAGTAATAACAGCACTACTTAAAGTACCTGTCATATGTATATCTATAACCTGTCCAGTTTTCATATCATCTATTGTGAGTGTAGCTGTTCCTATATTTCCTGTTAAAATAAAACTTGTAAAATCGTCAGCTTGTAATGTTTGACTTGTTGTTGTTGAATTTGTAGTTTTTTTTGTATATCTGTCTTCAAGTTTTGCGTGAGTAACTGCATCATTTGCTATTGTAACTGCACCTGTATTATCCATTGTTACATCTCCACTTAAAGAAGCTGCTGTAAATCCTGTTCCATCTCCAATTAAAAGTTCTGTACTTGCTACTGCTTTAGCAGATAGAACACCACTAGAATTTGCATCCCTTACAATAACTGTATTCGCTGCGGCATTTTCTATTTTAGCTAAAGTAACATTAGCATCTAGTATTTTTGCAGTAACAACAGCATCATTCGTAATTGTTAAATCTCCTGAACCTGTTAC